AAAAAAATGAGCAGAGTTTGATTACTCTCTATTATTTATATTGACCCTAGTGAGTTGCAACGAGTAGTCACTAGATCATTAAGTCTAAGATTTGATATATGTTATAGCTTATCAAATCTCTGCTCGTAGTTATTTATATCAACTAATTGCTTCAATTTCATAAAGTTGATATGCAAAGGTAATTTCTGCTGTTAAATATTCAACATCTGTTGCACCTTGATTGTAAGATAGGCCAGTCATAGCAACAGGATATAAATCTTTGAAAAATACGTTTACTATTGGATTATTTTTATTAGACAAAATAGTAAGAGTAGCATCAGAGAATAATGCATTTGATGAAGTTGGTTTCTGAACATCACCAATATCTTTTGAGTATCTAGGAGGATTTGATGGCGTATTAGATGTGTTTGTTTTGAAATCACTAAACTGTGTTCTATTTTTGGGGAAACCAATAGCGGTCATCCATTCGTGAATACTTAAATAGTTTTCAAGATATTCATCAACTATAAAAGATACTGCAAGATTATCATATGTGAGCTGATCACCCATCATCGGAATTGTTTTAAATGGAGTTGGCATTAGTACATCAGATAAAGCAATTGCTGGTATAGTAGCAGCAGTTGAGAAGAACTCTACTTTTGGTAGTTGATGTATACCAAACTTAAACTGAGTAGGACTTGCGTAATCTAGTTTATCTGGTTGTCTATCTATTACTTTAATTGTCATACTTCTATTTATAACAAAAAAAGGTATACTGTTAAGCATACCTTTTAATATAATTCTTAAAGTTTAAAGTTTAGAACTTAACAGTAAGTCCAATTTGAGCTTCTTTATCACTAGTTTCCCATTTTTTATCTCTTGAATCAGTTACAGATAGTTTAACTGACGTTTTTTCAGATACAGAATAAGAAGAGCCTATTTCAAAATAAGAACCTTTTGGATTCATATCTGTATAATCACCTTGAAGAGATTTCCAAGAATAGCCTGCTTCTGCATATGGAGTAAATTTATTGATAGGATACGATATTCCGACATAAGGATTAACTGCAAATTCGTTCTTGCTAGTAGTTTCACCAAAATCATAATTAAATGAATTTCCTGCATATAAAGGTGTATTAGGAATTGCAAAGTCCTTACCAACTTTAATTTGATAGTCATTTAAATTTCCGTCACGGAAATATGTAAACTTAGTATCAATTGCTCCTACTTTAGTTCCTTCACCAAATGTAGATCCAATCGCAAAACCAGTTGCTCCTGTTTTTGGATTTTCAACTGATAAAGAGAACTTTTCTCCTTCAAGTGTAATCTTACCTGATGTATTATTATAATCTTTTGCAAATGCTGAACTTGATAAAGCGACCATTAAGATTACCGCTGCTAGAGTTTTTTTCATAATTTTTCCTTATATTAGATTAGAGGTCTTTCTAAACACTATTTATAACAAAAAAAAGGGGGAGCAAAGAGCTCCCCCAAGTTTATAGTCAAGTTTCTTATTATTACATAAGGTTGTTAACTTTAACGCGGCGATAGTAAGAGTTCACGTTAGCATCGATAGATGCATCAGAGTTAAGACCTGAAGCTGGGAAACCTGCTGCAGCTGCACCGGCAGCGGCAAATGGGTTTGCAGCCATTCCATAACGGGTTTTAAATCCGATTTTTGGTTGGAATGTGTTTTCGCCTACAGCACGAACCATTTGTAATGGAACATATGGGCAATAGAAGAAACCAGCATCGTAAGGTGAAGTACCTTTATATCCAGCAACATAATACTGATTAGCAGATATGTTTGCAGAATATGGATCAACATAAACCTTAAAGCGACCATTCATAACACCAGCAAATGTGGTGGATGTATCATCAACATTAAGATTGTTGTTGAGAGCAGGAGTGTAATCAAGAACACCAGCCATCTGAAGTGCAGAAGCAACGTCAGCGGAACAGATGATCATGTTACCTTTACCACGGCGAGTCTGTTGACCAATCGCATTAGCATCACGCTCTATTTGGAACATCAAACCTTTAAACTTCTCAACTGACCAACGACCATTAGAGTCGGTGTCAAGATCGAAAGTTCCAGATGTTGTTGTGTTAACTTGAGCACCAGGCACCGCCGTGATGTAAAGTGAACGAACAACTTCACGGTTGATTTCAGCAAGAATTTCAGTTGACAACATATTTGCCAATTCTGTTTCTGCGTCTAAACCATGAATTGCTTTAAGGTCTTGAGCAAGTTCCATTGTGTACTCAGCTTTAAGTGCGCGAGAAACAGCAGTAACCGTTGTTTTCTCGATGCTGAATGCCATCTCTGCGAAAGAGTTTGCAGCAGCGTCACCAAGGGCTTCACCTTGAGCTGTAGTCATACCAGTTGGAGATAAGTAAATTCCAGCTGGACTATCGTTTAATAGTTTTGGGTTAGAACCTGTCATTGCAGATGATGTTAAATCACCAGCAGCGTCATCATTGGAAAGTCCTGTGTCTGGCTCATCAACCAATAATTCTGCACCGTCAGATGAAGCAGCTTTAGCACGCATTGCAAAGATAAGACCAGTTGGACCTGTCATTGGTTGCACACCGCATACGTCATAAGCGATAAGGTTTGGCATTGCACGGCGAACAAGAGAAATTAGGATTGGATCCCAATTTGATACTTGACCACCAGTACTGTTAGTTGGCGCAGCTTCTGAAAGAAAACTTGAATCTTCTCGCATTGCTTTTTCTTGGTTCTCTAGAATGAGAGTAGTAACTGCCCGCTTGTAAGAATCCTCAATCTTATTAAGATCAGGGTGTTCTAGGACTGGCTGCCACTTTTCTTGTAGATGTTCTGTCTGAAACATTAGTTTCTCCTTTTTATTTACATCTTTTTAATTATATTAACTTATGCACTCGCCTTTTGATCACGACTGATAGCAGACATATACTTATGCATAGTATCTGTCGTATCAATGTCCTGCGCGGTGCCACCATCTTCATCATCTATTGCTCTCGAGCCTGCAGCAGGTTTGACTTTAGGAAAATAACTTTCCTTTAGAGTGGAGAGTTTTTCACGGAAAGACTCTTCACTTGTAAAGTCAACATCTTCTACAAGACCTTTGAACTTCTCAATTTCTGTTTGAGCCAAATCTTCTGATACTTCAGTAAAGACTTGCTCACGAACTAATAGAGAATTGTCTTCAGTCATTTCAACATTCTTCTGAATTGACTCATTTAATTTCTCTTCTAATTCTGCAATTTTTTCAGATTGTGCTTCCAAAACGTCATACTTTTCGTCTGGAACGTCAATATAGTGATCCTCAAACAACTGTTTCAGTCCAGAGATGAAGTCTTCTGCAATTTCGCCTTTAAGTCCACGCTCAATTGCTAATTCATTCTCTTTAGTCCATTCCTCTACAACATAGTTGAGATATGTATCAACCTTCTCAGTAATATCTACTTTGAAAGTCTCTATTTCTGTTTCTTTTTCACTAGATACTTCTTCATGGATACGATCAATCTCTGAACGTAACTTTGATTTAATTGCAGCTTCAAAAACAGTTGCTGCTTTTGTCTTAAATTCTTCAGAAAGGTCTTCGCCAGTCATAAGAGCATCAACGTCTTCTTTAACGTCAAGGTCTTTAATACGAGCATCGATTGCTTCTTTCTTCTCAGGAGAAATGGCTTCTTCCATATCTTCTTCTTCACTATGCATTGATTCGTATGCAGCTTTAAGATCAACGGCAGACATATTTTCCATTTCTTTATGCATTGCAGATTTCAACATTTCTTTAGTCATTTTAGCTTCTTCTAACTCTTCACCTTCTTCTGGAACGTGACTAGCAGCAAGTTTCTCTGGTTTCATAGGTGAACCTTCACCTTTTTGTTGAGCATCGCCTGAAACTTCTTTTGCTTTTGCAGCAGCTTTCTTTGCTGGTGCATCTTTTTGCTCTGGGTCAACAACAGGTGCGCCTGTGTCTTCCGCATCGTTTTTCATTTTAGACTTTTCAGCAGCACCGGCACCCTGTTTTGTAGGGTCTTCAGCTTCTTCAAGCTCAGCCAGAACTTCTGCTTCAAGTTCTTCAATTGTTTGGTCTAATTCGGACATTAGGGTGTCTCCTTGTTTTGTAATTAATATTTATAAGTTATAACATCTTGAGGAATTTTGCAAACTCCAGTGCTTCCACCTTTGCTTGTCTTTGATGCGACTTAACATCAAATTTCGTTTTCATACCTTGCAACTGTGCTTCAATAAGTGATCCATTATTCCAAACCCACTCTTTTCCCTCCATAATACCTTCTACGAAAGCATTAGGAGCAGATGGGTCTGCTACGATGTCTGCAGCTGTTGCGAGATAAAAATCATCTCTTACATAATTGGCTCCGCCTTTTGATTCCAAACTTCCCATACCTCTAGAAGAAACACCTAGTTTTGCACCCTCATCCATTAAATTTTTAACTATCTTACCCATAGGTGTGTCCATTATTTTAGCTTCGCCAATAAAATTCTTTCCGTCAGGCGTCAAAGATGTAATCATATGTGATACTCTTTCCAGATTGACCGTTGGTCCTTCTGGATGACCTAGTTCCCCAAATGCCCGTTTCTCTTTAATAAAGTTCTTATTATACTTCCCAACCTCATTCTCAAGTATTTCCATAGGATATACCCGTCCGTTGCGGTTCTTTATGTCAGCTTGCATAAAAATACCACGAATCTTGTAACTTTTTGAACCATCATCTTTTGCTTCACAGATGTACTCTACTTCTTCAACTGATTCTGAAAATAATTTAACTGTGTTCATGTCATTTTCCTATGTTATATTATCAAAACCTGATACTTTTTTCATTTTTAAAATAATAGTACCTACACATGCGCTATCATTTTCGATATAGATATCACCAGTAATACCACTACCAGCATTATTTGCAAGTGAAGGTAAAGATTGTCCACTACCGTTGTAAGCACCATTACCATTTAGTGTAAGTGCAGTTACGTTTGTTGTAGCGTCCCATTCAATCTCTGTCACTGAACTAACCGTCCACTGAACAGCAACGATAGATACTCTAGGGTTTGTAGCTGCACCAGCAACTTCTGAAACGTCTACTACCTTTAAGGCGTCTCCGTTTGTTCCAGAAATTGTGTGCTTTGTCACAAGCTCAAAGTCCGAATCTACTAATGTCTGTGTTACAATGGCCATTATCTACTCCCTTAGATTGATAACATTTCTTTCTCAAAATAATTCAAAAGTTCCTTTTCGGACACTTTATATTTTTTAGATACTTCTTTTATACTTTTTTCGAAACTATTTAGGAAATCTGAAGGTTTAGAATCCATTTTTTGGAATATAATATCAATAGCATCCTTCATCTTAGGAGAAAGTTTCTTATACTCCTTAGATTTTTTATGCTCATCCTTCTCAATTACGGATGTATATACTCCACTAAAATTCTTAGACATCACTGTCCTCTGGTTCTGTTGACATAGTTTTTACAAAAGTGTTTGCTAAATCTCGTCTTTTTACTTCTAAAGCATCACCGACTTTAGCACCGACAGTAGATTTAAATACTTCTTCTGCACCTATGTTATTTCCAGCTACAACTGCGTCTACAAATTCTCTACTCATCATTAATCTCCTTTTTCATCACCGAATTTTTGTTTGTCATTTGGTTTACCATCTTGTTCTGGATCTTCATAATCCGGCATCTGTTCTGGTGCAATAACACCACCAGAGCCATCTTGTGGATATCGTGTAATTCCATCACCTCCATCTGGTATACTTATACCACCATCTAATGGATCAACGGTAAGCTCTTTCTTAATCTGATCATTCATTTCTGCAATCTCTGCATCATTCATACGCAATACTTTTTTCAGTACATACTCTTTACTAAAGAATGTACCAATGTATGATTGAATAGAATCAAGTGTTTGTATACGATCATTAAGAAGTTCTGCATCTTTAAGCTCTGCAAAGTGACCATCTTGTAGAAAGTCATATTGAATATGCTCTTGCATCATATCCCAATCTTCTGGAGCAATAACACCCTTTAATAGAAGTTGTGTTTTAAGAATATCTGTAAATAAAGGTACAAACTTCTTACGAATACGTTGCACAAACTTAGAGAATTTAAGTTCATCTCTTGTTATTTCAGAAGCTCTTCCTAAAGAAAACCCTGCTTCTGAATCCATACGAGATATAGGAACATTCAAAGATTTATAAAGTTTCTTTTGGAAATACGTGATGTCATCAATCTCTCCTAGATTGGAACCGCCAGGGAGAGTAGTAATCTCTGTTCCTCTACCGCCTTCACGCCTTGGAAGCCAGAAATCTTCAAGCATTGACATATGATTTCTATCATCTCTTATTTCTCCAGTAGAAGCATCATATACCAATTTGTTACGATAACGATTCATAACATCTTTGAGATATTGTTCTGCTTTAATTTTTGGTAGATTACCAACATCAATATAAAAGATACGTCTTTCTGGTGCTCGTGATATACGATAGATAACAAGAGCATCTTCAATCATACGTAACTGATTGACAGGTTTAATTGCTTTGTGTAGATAAGATAAAACTCTACCAGAATTACCATCAACAGAACCAGATGGTGCATATGAAATTGCGTCTGGAGCTATCTTTAACCCAGAACCTCCACCGCCTGTTCCGGCAGAAGACAAACCTTTTTCATTATAAAGAAAATACTCATCAACGGCATCAATCATATCAACACCAGTAGCAGTACTCTTAGCTTTCTTAACTTGTCTAACTTTTCTGATTTTTGTTGGATCTATGTATCTAAGTTCTATAATACCCTGTTTTGGATTCTTATTGTCTATGATTTTGTGGTAAAATAACCTACCATCAACATACCAACGTCTAAAGATATCGTGACCCTTCTGCTCAAAGTGCAAAAGTCGTAATACTTCAGAAAATTCTTTTCTTATTATTCTTTTGATTTTGTCTGGATATGGTAAACGATCAAGAGTAATTTGAACTGCTTGATCATCCTCATTAGAAACGATACCTTCATTGATTATATCTTCGATTGCAGTATCGCACTCAGGTTGTTGAGCTATATCACGATACCGCCGAATTAAATCTAAATCGGTTTTCTCTCTACCATCAGTGTCTAAAATTTGTCCAAAAAAACCACCGCCAGCAATATCAAGTGTGCCGTCGTCAGCAGTGGGGGTAGTGAATGATGGTACACTACCCTCTGCTTTTTTTGGTCTTTCTATACGGAAACCGAAAAGTTCAGCCATTATATATTTTCTCCTACGTTCTATTTAGTAGGTAAATTAGAACGATACTCCAGAAGGTTCAAAGTGCTGATATCTCCAAGTAACGTCAAAGGTTTCAATTTCTGTTGCCTCAGCATTTGTTAGTTCAATAGCACCAACTGTCAATGGATAAGCTGCTCTAAATATATAACTTTTGAGAACAGTTTCATCACGATCTAACTGTTCTACAGTCAAATCGGTTTGATAATCAGCTGGATTAATTACACCAGTATTATTTGCATAATCATTGATACCATTCTGCCACCTTTCCATTGCATTTCTTATCATGAAATCAGTATCATTCATAAAGGTAGTAGTCCAAGCTTCAGGAGCTGGACGATCACCAGATATATAAATGTTTCTTCCACGAAAAGGAACAGCAATTTCACCCAATGTCGAAGCAGGCAAATTAGAAGCAGTAACTAGAAATGAAGTTCTACGAACATCAAGTCCAATTGCAATGCCAGGTGGTGGAGTAACCGTTACTCTGTATTGGTTGGCTCTTGCACCACCACCGATTAAGTTAGCTTTAAAGTCATCTATATTAGCCATGATTAACCTCCTACCTCGCTAAAGGCAACCCCAGTTCGAGTTGCGATAAAGTTTAGGGTAATAAAGTTAATAGCACGAGCTGGTTTAATGTATATGTCACCAATAAACTCGTTACGATCAATAACTTCACCTGTATTGTTTGTTGCATCAGCGACTACCTTAAAGTCAGTGATACCACGGCGACCTTGAACATCTCGTAAGAAAGGTTCTACTAAGTTACGGAATTGAGCTCTTGTAAATTCATCGTTG